ACACCTTCTTTGTCAAAGATTTCAGTTTTCTTTAAAACCTCGACATCATCTACCAGTCCAAGTTTATACGCATCAAGATACATATTGTATTCAGATACCTTGTTGCTAGGTAAAGTTGAACCTGATATAACTCGAATGTCATGTTGACCAAGTTGAATATCATTCTTCATAGTCGCTATTTCATTCGATTTATCATCATACAATCTCATATTAACTGAAAATTCAGTAATATCATTATTTGGTTGTACAATTCTAAATGTTTTTGCAAATTTATAGTGGTCTTTTGCAAGGTTATAAACAACTTGACCTACCATAGATAAACTTGCTTCAATATCTCTTAATTTTGATTTACCTCTAGATTCTCCCATTTCTGATAAAAGCATTGTACCTCTAACAGATTCTGGAGCACCTTCTCTGAACCCTTGCAATAATTCAGGTATACCAAAATTTAAATCTATATACTTTTCTACCCTATCAATTAAATAATAAAACTCACTTGTTAAAGGAGCTGGCTGTGGGTAATGTGGCTCACCAAACTCTGGGTTGTATTCAATAACCGCATTTGGATTAGCCCAATCTTTTTCTAACTGACTAACACTATCAACACTACCCTCTGGAATTAAAAGTTTTAATCCAGCAGCAGATTGAGCGTGTGACAAGGTTAGAGAAAATAACTTATTTAAAAGTCTTTGTGAATCCTTAACCTTGTTCACATCTGATTTTGGATAGGGAGTATTAGTCCAAATGTTTGTAAATGGAACAATTGGATATATATCAGTATTAAGAATACGCTCATAAAGTAAAGTATCTCCAATGCTACTGCATTGAGCAATTCTTGTTTGCATAATTTCTTCTATTTGTATAGCACCCTTTTCTACAGCTAAGACAAACTCTTCGTCTTCTACCATAATTCCATAAACATCAGGGTCTATAATTTTTTCACTTCCATCTATTGTATTAAACAACCTGTAGAAAGGTACTTTCATTTTGTAAAATCTATCAAGTATTTGATATTTTTGATTTACATTATAATCTAAATCTTTTGCTTCAGCAGGAGTAAGTACATTGTTAGTATTTTTCAAGTTAGATGTTGGATAATCTTCTCCATACAAAGAATTTACTCCAACTTCTATATCATCAATGTATTCTTCCATTTGAGGATATAGGTCTAAAACTTGCTGCCTGGTTAAAAACGTAGACAATATCATTCCTGACGCATCGTTAAAAAATCTATCTCTTGATGCTGGGTCTACATATACTCTAAAAGGGTCTACGTGCGTATACTTAACTTCACCTCTACCATAGTCTGCTTCAGGGTCTACATATACATACATATATCCCAGTCCAGTAACAGCATAATCGTGCACTACTTGTTTAAAAGTGCTGTCTCCATTTGAAATGTCCCAAACATATTCTAATATTGTTTTCCAAATATTAGCTAGTTTGTTATCAGAATCTTCTCTTGCTATAGCAGAGAACCTTGCAGGTCTTGATGTAAGCAATGATTTTAATTTATCAACGGCAGCATATACTCTATCTATAACAAAATCAGCCTGACCTACAGATTGTAGTGCATCTGATTCGTCAGTGCTATAGTGATTTCCTAGAGTAAAGTCTACCGCATTTCTTGCTTCAGCGTCCCATTGTTCTCTTGCGTCTCTCCAACGCCTAAATAATTCTTTGGTAATCTGAGGCTTAGATTTATTTTCGTCGTAATTAGCCATAAACTCCCATTTTAGTTTTTAGTCTAAAAATAAAGAATTTTATGCATTAAAGTCAAGTAAAAAGTTATATTTTTTGACCAGTAACCCAGTTTATGACTTTTTTAGCCCTACTTTCTTCGATTTTGGTTATTTTGTCTTCTAGTTTATCTGCGTCAATTGCAGAACTTTTTGGCGGTTTTGCTGTAGTGACAGCATACCAAAGTCCGTCAAGAAGGTCATCATTCCTACCTTTTGGAAACTCAAACATCTCATCTACTAGATTTGCATGTTCTTTTTTAATAAACATCTTTCTTCGATTAACGATAGGACAAAGCAATGCCTCTAACCTATCTTCTTTTTTGATACCAGAAGGAGGTCTTACTCCTTGAGATAATCCTGGTGCTAGTTTTCTATCTTTACCAACAAGTTGATTTACATAATCTTTTACCAATCCTTGAGCACCAACCTTTTCTACATTAACTCTTCTTACAGGATGATACTTCTTTGCCATATCAACAATAGTCTTAGGCATATCATATAATGGAGAATGTTCTCTATAGTAATCAACAATATATACATTTCTATCACTATCAATAGCAATAACCATAATTACTTGATAGTCGCTTCTTGCATTTGCTTCGTATGCTAAGTCAACTCCTATATATACATTTACAGGAATAGCAGACTCATCTACCATCATATAGTTAAATCCGTTTCTTTCTACAAGATTTCCTCTATAATAATTAAGTCTATCTATATGAAACTTTGCACTATCTAAGTCTCTAGCTTCATTTAAGTACTCCTGTGCAAACTTATGGACTAGTCCCATTTCTGTAAATCTTCTTTTAATATCCATAAGCTTTTCTCTTGTGAAATAGCTAGGCCATAGAGGCACATTGTCTACTATAGCCTTTTTATAAAGTACATTCCAAGCAGATTTTCTATCTTCCTTTTGAGCTTGAAGATATCCATCGTACACTCCCTGTAGGAATGAATCGTAGTGGACTATCGTACCAATAAGCCATATTGAACCTTCGTTTTCTTTGGAGTTTTCCAAAGCGGGTTCTACTGTTGACATTACCCATTCTTTAATCTCTCTTCTTCTTTCTGGTGTTTTAGTATTTAATTCTGATTCAAAGTCATCAAGAATAATATTTGTATATCTTAAACCTAATTGTGAACGACCACGCAAACGTTGAGATGTACCTTTTGCAATAATTCTATCTCCTCTTGCAGTAGTAAATTCTTTTTCTGTCCACTTACCACCTTTTAAATCTCCGAAGTAATATTGTAAAGCAGGGTTTATATCTATATGATTTTGTATATATTTAATATGGTCTATTGCCTGAGATTGCTCTTCAGACACCCAAGCTATAAATTGTTTTTTTTCTGGTGGAGCAAAGTATAGTTGATGAAGTAAAGCTGTTTTAGCTAGAGTTGACTTTGCATGACCTCTAGGAAGTATAATACAAACTCTCTTATCTTCTCCCAAAAGAATGTTGCTTAGCTCATATTGATATGGAGCAGGAGTTGATTTCATAAAATCTTCTGGTAAAAACATTTGACCAAAAGTTACAATATCTTTCTTTGCTAGCTCTAAAGCTTTTTCTTTTGCAGAAAGGTCAGGAGGTATGATATTAAAATTTTCTGGCTTCTTCGTATTCTTTTTCATAAACTCTGTCCATCATCAAAAGCGTTTTAGGTGAAAGCCAATCACCATCAGGGACTTCTGTAAACATACTAGAGCTTTGCCACAGCAAAGGACCAGCTACATATATCCAACACTTTTCTTTTTCTTTTGTATCGTCAAGAATAACATTTGCTGTTGTTCTAATATATAAACCATCTTTAGTAGATTCATACATGTCATACATAACAAGCTCTTCTTCTGTTACATCTAAAACCTCTACCACAGCACCTTTCCCTCTATTATTCTTTATTAAAGCTGGAAAAGACTTGGTTCCAGGAAATACTAAGCTAAACCCTTCTACTACACCAGTATCTTCAAAACCTCTTCTCAAAGTACCATAAACTGCTAACCTCATGAATGACCTACCTGAGTTGGTATTCCTAGGTCTGTAATACCAAAATTACAGTTATATACCGTTAAGCAGTTGAAGCATTTTACGTGCGTAGTATCTTCTTTATCTTTGCTATATAAATAAATTCCAGTCTTACTTAGCCTGTAATGACATATATAACAACGCTTATTTTTCGTTATCTTTTTTAACTTCTGCCAATTTTTTGTGCTGAGACCCTTGAATTGCATTTAGTTGCTCCTGTGTAAAACCTTGAAACAATGTTAAAGACTCTGTAGTCTTTTCTGTATCCATCATTCCAGATATTTTCATTAAAGTTGTTATTGCAGTAATTTTATCTCTATCAGAGGAACCGCCTTTATCTATGATATTTCTCATTTCTTCTAATAGATATGTAGGAGTAATATCTGCTTCATTTAGGTATTTATCTATTTCTTCTCTAATCAATTTTTTTACCCTATCGGTTTTTAACAGCAGTTTTGCTTGTGATTTAGCATATTTTTCATTTTTACTAGGAAATGCTTTCATGTAAGCTTCTACTACATCATCTCCTTTTGCAACATACTTACCAAACAAAAACTCTTTATCTGTTGCTTGTTTTCTTTCTTTTTTTCTAACAGAAGGTGATTTACCATCTGTAGAGAACGTATGCATATTGGTTTTCATATCTCCTTCCATTCTTACTCTAGGACTACAGATAAAAGAACCCATAATAGTTCTAATAAATGTAGTTTCTTTTTTTCTATCGTGTTTTTTTAAAACTCCTAGATGTAGAACTTGACATACTTGACCATCATCAGTAACTACCCAATCACCTATATTTGAGTGACGCCAATCTGTCAACAAAGAAACACTTTCGTGATGCTTTCTAAACTCGTTGACGTCATCATACAAATAATGAGTAACTCCCTTTACAGTACGTTCTCTCATAATTTAACTATTTTTCCTCTTTATCGTCAACATCTTTTTCAAGTTCGTCGATAACGAAGCGAATGTAGTTATTAGCAAGGAATCTTAGTTCGTTAGATTGTTGGTCTAACCTCATTAACTGACCAGCAAGCTCATTAGCTCTATTGTACTGAGCTTGTGCTTCTTCAGATAAATCAGAATATAAGAACTCGATTTCTTTACCATCATTCATTATTTTTAGCTTTTCTTCTTTCTTAGCCATGTTTCCTCCTGATTATAATGGTCTTACCATTGGTGGTGCATATTCTTCTAACTTACGATGTAGTTTTTCTAATATTACTACATCTGCTACATTATGGTCGTAAACGTATTTCATTGCTTTTTCATCGCCCCATCTAGCTTTTTGCCACATTTCTGGTTTTACTCTGGTTTTACCAGCAATACCAAAAAATTCTGTAGCTGCTTGTAATGATGAACGATGTAGCTTTAATTTAGATTTTACTACATAATACAGGTCTTTGTGTGACTTTTGCTTGTATAGTGGAAAGAATGTCTTATGATATAGTGCACGTGTTCTAATAAACGGAATATCAAAACGAGTACCATAATATGTAAATATTACATCATATTTGTTCATTTCTTCTACTAAAAGCTCTACAATTCGAGCATCTTGCTTTTCAGACATCAACTCTTCTTTTGTAATTTTAGCTCCAGCAACGTTCTTATCACCTCTACCTTTAATACACCAAGACAACATAACATCGATATTAGCACTAAATCCAGTAGATTCAATATCTAGGTATCCGATAGTCATCTCATGTCCAGTTGTATATCTGGTAGGTTTTCTTAATCCTAAGGATTCTATTTTACGAGATACTGCTTTATATGTTCTATTATATCCAGCAATACGTATTTCTTGATACAGAACAAATGCAGACTTAGCAGTACGTTCATACTGGTCTAAGATTCTGATTTCATCTTCTGTCCATTTTACTCCAGGCATTATTTACCCCATTTGTTTTGTTTGACTATCATTGCCATCACTGCATATACTGCAATATCTATAAAAGCATCTTCTATTGGTTCATTCTTTGCTTTCATATTGTGGTTTGTTGACAAGTTGATTAGTCTGTTTATCTTATCATTCATCCTTACAATGATACCAAATAAGGATTGATTGACTTCTTTTTCGTTTTTCAACATGGTACCTAATGCTATATTGCCAGGACCATAATCAAATTGCTTTTCACAGAATGTTCTATACATCTTGTTTAAAAGAACTTGAAATTCTTGCTCAGTTTGCGGGTATACTTCTTTTATGAAGTCTATTGCATTATTTTTTTTTGGCATCTTTTGGAAAATCCTCCATATCTTTTACATCTTCTAATTCACGTATTAACTTATCCCAGTTAAGGTTTTGACGTATTTTTTCTAATTCGTCTAGTTCTTGCTGTAATCGCTGCACTAATGCAGTATTACCTTGCTCTTTTGCTTTTAAGATTGCTTTTTTGATGTCTTCCATAAGAAATCTCCTACTCCTAGCTGAAATAATCCGTTTGATATAGCATCAATTAAGCCTTCTTTGTGTTCTAGCCCGTAATTGTAGAATATAGCGTGTAATACCTCATGTACTAACGTTTCTTTCTTTCTAGATTCATGAATACTATCATTTATCAATATAACATTTTCTTTTACCAAATGTCTACCATATAATTCTTTACTACTATCTTCATGTTCTAACGGTAATTCAATAACTTTGTACTCATGACCTCCAATAGTCAATTCTAGTGCTTTTTTTATGTTTTTTTTACTCATAATACTCCCATTTTGTTAATTGTGTATGCAAATTAAGTAAATATTCCTACACAAGTCAAATATTTTTTAAAAAAATCGCACGACGTGGTAATGCTCTAGTTTCTAATGCTCTATAAATCGCTAGAAATACAAAAATATAAAAAAACCTTGACTCAAGTAAGACAAACAGGGTAACTTTAACAGTCCGAAGGACGAAAAAAAACACTAATGCTCGTTGCTCTTGAATAACTTAGAATATTAAATCTATTTCCTACATAATGCTCGGTGTTCTAGAGAGGGTCTTAGCGCAAAATTTTTTTCCAAAATTTTTCTAGTCGTCGAATTTTACCACCTCACCAGTTTTACCCCCGAAATTCCAACTTAGTTGAAAAAATTGCAGGATTTTGTGTGTGCCTTTTGTTTTCCAAGTACCCGCCCGGTCTTTTTCTATATTGGAAATTACAAAAAAGGTTGAAAATTTGGATTTTGGTTATATATGTTAAAAATATAATTAGACCGACCAGTCGGTTTGTGCGTACTGTGCGCACTTATACAACTTTTTTTTATTTTTTTTCTTTTTTTACTTGCATCTTTCATTTATACTATGTAAACTATGGTATGTTATTTGACAATTTAAACAAACCGAAAGGACAAAACATAATGACTAAGAAAGACTATGAAGCAATAGCAAACTGTTTCCACCCGTTCACATCAAAAGCGGATGGGATACCAATGATTGGCTCTGCTACTGCTTTCGCAGCGTTGTTAATTGATTATATGGAAAGTGATAACAAGCGATTTGATAGAACAAAGTTCTTGAAACACGCAGGTTTTACACTTGAACAATGCGAAGATATCAGTGAAATGATAGACTGGAAAGATGAAGATAGAGAGTAATAACAACAACGGCGGGGGCTATGATGCCCCTGCCACAACGAAAGGAAATAAAATGGGTTTATTAGTAATATATGCAGTGTTTGTAACACTTTACGCAATTGGTATGACAATTGAATATGCGAATCTTCACGGATTCAGAAGAGGATATGATGAAGGTTATTCCGATGCTAAGGAAGTTGAACATTGCGGACATGGTCAATGTTGTCAATAAACAAAGATACCCTGGGGCTAACGCCCTGGGGTATTTTTTTTGTATATAAAACATTAGCGTACGCGCTCGAGCTAGAACGCCAGGGAAAACGCTGTAAGAGTGTTTTCATATTATATAATTTACATACATTACAGCTCGACTCTCGTTCCTCGAGCGAGCTGTACCCCCCAGGATACCTGGACGAAAAATTTTGACATAAAAAAATAAAGCCCGAATAGCTAGTATTCGGGCTTAGAATCCCCCGGGGTTTCCTAGGCCCCGGAGGTGTTGAGGTATAAAAAGAGCTTAAGTTAATCTTTTAGACGAGATTTTGGTTTCCAACCTTGGAAGAACATCAACTTCTTCTGTGGTGTCGTTTCCTTCTTCGTCTAACTCTTGACTTTTTAGCCTTTTCTTATAGCTAAAAACGTCTGGGTATTTCTCTATTAATTCATTTCCTTCTTCGATACGATAAACTGCTTTATCTTGAACGATTTCTTTAATAGTTTCCATATCCTTTTGAACTTCTTTGTCGTTGGATTGCAAAGCGTGGGTTGTCGCATTACCAACTATACGACCTTCATTTGTGGAACTTTCCTTAACTTCAATATCAAATTGAGCTAATTCTTCCGGCTTTAAGCGCTTTGCCATTAAAGCCTGTAGTTCCGGTGATACTTTGTTTTTCATAATACTAAATTATGTCTAAATATCCGGAATTCCTAATACTTTTTAAGAATATTGAAAGATTTTTTTCTATGAACAAATTTTCGTCAAAATGCCTCAGCTGGACTCGAGCTCAAGAGCTAGACTCTTCAAGTCTAGCTCTATACCCCCGTCAAAAAAAGTTGCTCCTGTCGTTTGTTTTTAAACTTTTTTATCGGTAAATTAAGCTATGCCAGAATTACGCCCAGACGATATTTCAACCCGACGATTTTTGGGCAATCGTCAGAAAGGAAATAATATAATGAATACCGAAAAAAGAGAAATGACAGATAGATGTCCTTGTTGTAAGCAATGGTGGACAAGAGAAGTTGACGTTCCTGTTGCACAAGACGGAATGGAATTCCTCATAATACATAAAGCGTCTAATAATAAGTACGACTTAACCATTAACTATTTCGACGTACCAGAAGTATATGGCTTAAATGGACAGACAGACGTATACCCAGACATTAGTCTACGTGAAGTATATATCTGCATTGAGATGTTTGCCAAAAAGTATATGAAAGACAATACAGTTCTTCGTGTCGCTAGTAATTTCATGGACACTTATGAGATTAAAGACAGAAGAGTTGCATTGACGTCTAACAACATTACGTCTGCACTCAAGACATTGAAGAAGCTAACTCGTCAGAATAGAAGAAATAGACAAGTAGAGAGATAAGACGAATGAAAGAATACGACAAGAATTTTATTATTGGCTATATTATAAATAAAAATGCTGGACTCGTCGAAGTCGCAAACTTCTATGCAGATTATGTATGGAGATTCCCGACAAAAGAAGAGTTAGCCGAACTAATGGAATTAGTCAAAAAGTATAGAAAGGTATTATAAAAATGATTAATCAAGAACAAGAAAACGCCAAATTTGTTATACGTTGTTATAGACAATTATATCGTCTAGGACGTCTTAATGGCTCAGGCGTTGAAAGACATAACGAACTAGTCAAAGAATATAGAAAGAAATTTACAGATAGTAGACTTAAAACTATTAAAATGACAAAAAGAATTAGAAAGAACATTAAAACCAATGCCAATAAATGGTTTATGAAACGCCGATATGAAAACTTCAATGGACACGAAGTAAACGTCTTTTGTGGTTTGTATGCGCCAACTCATAACACGTCTGATAGAACAATGAAATATGTTCGTATGGCAGGGACAAAATAATGGTAGCGACAAGTAGTAATCAATACAGACAAAATAGTCGACGCGTCTGGGTGCAACTCCTTTCTGCGCCGATTACTATTTGTCGCAAAGACTTTGCCTGTTTAAGACAGGGTATATTAACGAAAATAGGAGATTAGACTATGTGTGGTATTTATGGAATAGCTAAGTCGCCGACGCCCTATACTGGGAGACAATTAAAGGTTGTCAAAAAGGTATTGCGTGATATTGCAATAGATAGCGAGACTCGTGGTAGTCATTCGTCTGGTATTGCAAAAGTCGGTGCTAACACTAGGATATATAAATCACTATTGCCGTCTAGCAAATTCGTAGACACGAAAGAGTATAATCAGTCAGTCAAGTCATTGAAAGACGAAAGTTATATTCTTCTCGGACATACACGATATGCGACAGAGGGAGCAATAGTCAAATCAAACGCACACCCATTTAGAGTCGGCGATGTCGTCGGTGCGCATAATGGTTGCGTTTACAATATTGAAGAGATGCAAGGCAAACTAGACAAACAATGTCCAGTAGACAGCCAGCTTATCTTCAAAGCAATAAATGACAAAGACAATATACAAGAAGCAGTTCAAGATTTTGACAGCGACTTTGCATTGTCGTTTGTGAAGAAGAATCCAATGGTACTGCATTTGTGTAGAGAATCAAATCGTCCATTATGTATAGCGTATGTTCCCGAGTATAAGACATTGTTTTATGCTAGCGAAAGTGCGTTCATTGAAGACGCTTTGTTCAATGCAGGTATCAAAAATGTAGATGTCTATAGTTTAAACAAAAATACTTTGTATAGTTTTGACGTATCAAAGTTTGATGACATTAAAACTAATGTAGAGAAATCTTTGTTTGACTATACTTCAAGAGTCTACCAATGGAAGTTAAACAGCTATCCAAAATCGACGCCTATAACTTATAGTTGGTCAAGCACGTCGAATCAAACAGAGTTAGAGTTTGATGACGATGTTGACGATTGGCAAAATGATTGGAAAAATCAAGAGTCAATCGAGTTGGCACAAATGACGGGAACACACCCGAACTCATGGTTTTACGAGAAAAAGGAAGATGCTTGGTTTCATGTAAATCCTGACACTGGTGAAATATCGTCAGAAGAAACTATGTTTGATAGATTGTGGGGCGACGATACTTGGATAAAAGAAGAAAGCGAGATAGACAATGCCTCCTGAATCAAGACAATCAGTAGAACAAGAGATGAATGAATCACTATGCCATTGTGCAGATTGTGGCGAAAAAGAATCAGTATCGTCACATTATAATTACACAAATAGTGATGAAGAGCCAGTCTGCGATACTTGTAGCGACAATTATACAGAATGTTATAATTGTGAAATGACGATTCATATCGATGACGCAGAATATGGACACGGCGACTCTTATTGTTCAGATTGCTTCAATGAAAATTTCACTCATTGTGATAGTTGTGGCGACACTATTCATGTCGACGATAGTAATTGGAGTGAAAGCAATGAAGGATATGTCTGTGAGTCTTGTTATGAAGAAGAGAACTATTCGACACCTAATTGGGAAGTTATGTCCAAAGAATATGTCGAAACTAGAACTTCTTTCGTCAATCCTAAGTGGGACAAATACGAAAAAGATACTTTTAATTTGATTGAGTCAAAAAGAAGTATTGGTGTCGAAATTGAAACTAACTTCAACGACGATTATAGTTTCTCAGAAATTGCAGACGACTTAAGAATAAGTGTTGGCGCGACAAGAGATGCAGACGTTGAAGATTGGTATGAGTTAGGCAAACTTCGTATGACAAGTGATACCAGTACGACGAATCACAGGCACCAATATGGAGGTGAAGTAGTGATGAATCCAAGACGTGGAGACATATTAGTTCAAGATGTCGATTCAATATGTAAGACACTCCAAGATAATTGGGGAGCTTATGCAAGTGTCAAAACTGGTCTACATTTGCACGTAGACGTTCAAGATTACGATTGGCTACATGCAAGTGTTTTGACGTTCTTTACAAAAATGATGGAACCTCATATATATACTTGGCTTCCAAAGTCGAGATATTATGGTTCGGGACATCAACGTTGGGCGCGTCCAGTTAGTCAATCTGTCAATGATTTCTATTACATTTCAGATAGAGATTCTTTCGTAGAATTCTATTATGACAATGGTGGTTATACTGACGAAAAGTATAACGACAAAAGATATCATGGATTGAATTGGCATTGTCATTTCCAATCTAATCAAGGCGTCGAGCTTAGATATCATTCAGGAACACTACAAACTGACAAGATAAAACATTGGACAATCTTTTGGACAAAAGTCATAGACAAGTGTTATGACATTGCACAAGAGCTTGCTTACGATGGTAGTCCATCTCAGTTTGGAAGTACGACATTATACAATTCATTAGTCGTACCTCCACGCATTGTCTCAAAGTGTGGTAGAATCCTTGAAAAATATAGTGATATTTACGTTGGGTTTGACGGACTTCAAGATAGACATATTGGAAAGTCTAGCGACAAGTCAATACAGAAGAGATTCTGAGATGTTAAGACGATACATTGGACTAGAGAAAAAAGATAGTCCATATCAATTACAACCGATGGTTGATTATATCAGACAAAGACATAATCAAGCAGTGATGTCGGTTGATAATATCTTTGATGTATTTGATATACCGACTGAAACTAGGGATTACTTTATGAACAGAAAAAGACAACTGCAAAATGCTATGTTGCCTGATACTGCAAGACAATTTTATGATGATGTCTTTCGCAACATTACTTCTGTCATAGAGTATAATGACAAAACTATGATGTTTGAATATAAAGATATATTCCAGCAGTCATTTCCATTAGTCACTAATTTTGGAATGCCTACTCATTATAGAGATGTCAACTATGATATGATTAGTCAGTATGCATAAACGACAAAGCAAAGACACCCGACGATTTTTGTCGGGTGTCGCTTGTTTTTTTATTATTTTTTTACTAAATTACATATGTAAAGCTCGAATACAGAGCTCGAATAAAAAGAATTATATTAAGCTTGCAGGTAGTTAAAGAGGTTATTGCAATACAACTTTTGGTCTGGCGACGCTACCTGCAATACAACAATGGGAGATAAAATGAACGATACTATAAGTAAGAAAAGCGACCCTGCTTTCATCAAAATATATATTCCAGTCGCTCACGACGAAGAGACTGAGATAGATGTATGGGACGTAGATTTTGCTTACAACGAGTTTGCTAATGCTATCAAAGAGTTTGAAAATGACAATGATATGCGTTATGACGCTTGGAATGATAAGCAAAGAGACTATATGAATGACCAAAGATGAGTTATTTGCAATTCATATCAGAAGAAAAGGGCAAGTCGTCCAAAGGTTTATGGGAGCCTACAATAATTTGTAAGTGTGGTAATAAACATAAGGGCGACGAGCCAAGTATTAATATTGAAGAATGTGAACAATGTGAGGGAAATATGGTTGACCACAAAGAAGGTGTTATAGAAATGATAGATACAGACGATATGATGGTATGTGGATATTGTGGTATTGAAGAGTTTTATATGGAAGATTGCGACTGCTCTGAAGAAGTTGTCACTTACTCTGAATTTAAGGAAAGTGTAGCAGAAGAGACTATGGGCAATAGAGATGAATACGATAGAATATTAGACGGAGGTAGGTGTTAATGAGAAAAGATAAGAGTTGGTCTATAAAAGACGAAGGTCATCTTAATAGGAATAATATTATATTTACTGAAAAGATGAGAAGATTCATAAAAGACTTAGATAGAGTTAATCAAAATCTAGGATACTATGTACTTAACCAGGAGGACAAATGGGTAAAGATAGAGAAAATAGAAGTAAAAGAGCAATAAGATTGCAAAGAGACATACTTAAATCTACGTCTATGTTACATAGTCTAGGATATAGAATTGAAACTAGATACATACAAGGCGCAGGTTGGCATAGTGAAATCGTTGATAATAATACTGGCGAAAATCACGAACTAGACGAACATAGTGAACCTATAAATGGAGGAAACAATGAGTAAAGGTTATGAGCAGTTTAAAAGAGTAGATAAAGAATTAGACGCACTTCTTCTTTATCTAGAGAAATTAGAAGAAGACTACGCAAAAGCAATAAACGACGTAGATGAAAACTTTAAGCAGTATAAAAGATATCAAAAGGCATATAACATATTGTGTAATTATTTTGATTATATACCTCAAGATGATAAAGATGCGGTGGATAAAGAACTTATGAAACTTGACCTATAAAGTTTTAAAGTTTTATTTGACTCAAGTAAGAATATTATGGTAGATTGCACTATGAAAAATAGATATCAAACTTCTTTCGTTGTAGACAAAAAACTTTGGATAAAGTTTAAGTCTAAGACGTTAAAAGAAGGTGTGTCAATTAAAGATAAACTACATAGTTTGATGACAGATTATGTAAATAACAAGGAGACGACGAATGCCCGCAATTGGTTTTCTTTACCCCGATGGAAGTAAAGTATCATTTGAAGACGTGAAGAAGGGCGACGTCGATATTGTTAAAATGGGTATGTCATTACCTACTTTAATTGAAATGTCGAAAGAAAGAGACCCTAATAGAAAGCCGTCTACCACTGAGTTGTTAAATGGAGCTTGTGAATCCTATCTTAAAAGGACTAAAGAATATTATATAGACCCTCAAGATAGAGCATTTTCTCTAGCAGGAACAATGCATCACGCTCGACTCGAGCAACACGAAGACGACAGACATTTGTTAGAAGAAAAGCTAGAAGAGTTTGACATAACTGGTATAGCCGACTTGTATGACAAGGAGACTAAAACATTGCTAGACTATAAGAACACTGGCTCTTACAAATGCGCTCAACTATTAGGGATGACATATAACTTAATTCCAGACCCGTCTGGAGCTAGATACAAATCAAGCG